AAAACAACCTGGAAATTCACGTCGCCAAGCAGCGCAACGGACCGGAGGGGCGGGCGCATGTCTATTTCGACGCCCCGACCTCGGCCATGCGGGACAAATAAAAACGGCGGGTCTGCGATCTCCCGCCGTCTAACTTTTCACCGGAAATGAAAACACCTAACGAAAGGACAGTACATGATCGACAACAGAATGAAAGCCCAAAGACGGCCGAAAGACATCTGGTTCCCATGGTACCCAGGCGACTACGCCAGCAAGACCGCGCACCTGACTATGGTCGAAGATAGCGCCTATCGGAGGCTGCTCGACCACTACTATCAGATGAACGGTAGCATGTTAGCAAATGCTACTATTTTGCTACGCGTTTGCCGCGCGTTTGATACAGCAGAAATCGCAGCTGTCCCAGCTATGCTGTCCCAGTTCTTTACTGAGCGAGACGGCTACTATCACCACGAACGAGCCGACGTTGAACTAGAAAAGCGCGCAATTCTGCGAGAAAAGAGGGCTCAAGCAGGATCAAAAGGCGGCCAGCAAAAGGCGGCAGCACGTGTAGCAAATGCTACAATTTTGCTAGACGGTTGCTACACACAACACAACACAACACAACAAGTAAGCAGTGAAGTAAGTGCGCATGTAGCAATTGCTACAAAGTTAACAGAGGTTAAGAAAGCTACCAGCAAAAAGGTTAACGAGCCTGTGCCGCTCGATATGGTCCCCGACCGGCCCGGCGGCGACCTCTCCCCGATGCAGGTGTTAACGCGCCGCCTCTGTGACGCGATGGGCACCACGCCGGACCTGCTGATGCGTGGTCGCAGCTTCACCGGGATCGCCTTCGCGGCCCAACTCGAAGAATGGAAAGCCAAGGGCGTCGATCCGGAAGCCGATGTTTGGCCGGTCATTGCCAAGGCGGCGGCACGGGCGAAAGCCAAGGGCACTTTGATCAGCTCGCCGCGCTATTTTGAAATTGCAATCTTTGAAGCCCGCGACAACCGATTGGCCTGCATGCCAACGCCGGCCGAAGCCAAGGCGGCGGAATACAAAAAGTTTGACGAGGGAATGTCGGCCTACATGCACAAGGGATGGTGGCACGAAACGATGGGGCCGAAGCCCGACGAACCAGGCTGCAAAGTTCCGCCTGAGATTTTGCAGAAATATTCAGCGCCAAAACACGCCGCGAATCACTAAAAACCACTTTTTGTTGAAAACTAACCCCGCCGGAAGGACCGTAACAGACATGACCGACGAAAAAACCTCGCCAAATCAACCCAAAAGCTCACTGGCGGCGATCATGGAAAAATTGACCATAGACCACCCGGAATTTTTTGCACCACTCCACGGGCTCTACAATCAACAATCCGGTTGGAAGAAGCGCGTCGCCAAGCGCAAATTGTCGGACAATTCGAAATTGGAAGACAAATATCGCAATTTTGAGTTCCGAAGACGGCTTGAAAAGATTCAATTTCAGGTGCGATGTGAATTTGAATTCGCCGCAGCCGAAATTGCACGCGAATTGCAGCGCTCCAAGCCCCTCGCCGACGCGCTATCTCAGCCCGGTCCGTGCGAAGGGGATTTGCATACCAAAATCATGCCGTGGAGGCAGTCGTGACTGCATGGCACGCAGCACGCACAAACGGCGGCGCCGAATTCGCCGTGACGGGCGCCATCCTCGCCGCTGGGATGGACGCCTATTGCCCGAGCTATTCGTTGCGGCGGAAGAACCGCTACGGGCATCGGGGCGAGTACATTGATTGCATCCACGCCCTCTTCCCGACCTACCTATTCGTCCGCGCCGGGCAAAACTTCCGGTGGGAGAAATTCGAAACCGCGCGCATCAAAATCCAATTGTTCAGGAGCGGGCTTGTGTCCCAAGATGTAATCGACGCCGTGAAGGCGACCGCCGCCGAAGTCGGCAACGTGGCAACGATCGTCAACCGGATCGAGCCCGGCGCGTTCGTCAAGATGATGCGCGGCATATTGAGGGGCGACGTTGCCAAGGTGGTCCGGGTCAAGGGACAGCAAGCAATCATCGAGGTCACGCGCAACGGACGGACGGCGACGTTCAGGACCCATGTCAACGAATTGGAGGCGGTGTGATGGGGTATAATTGCGACAGAGTGATTGTTGTTAACGGGTTTAGTGCGGAGAATATGGCGTCAGCAAGACAATGTGCTGCTGACGTATTTGGCAAGCATGGGTTTCATGGTGTGGTGTCCGGGCTCTATCAGCAGCCGGTGAATGGCAATTGGACATTCATAATTATCCCGGACGGGTCGAAAGAAGGATGGTCAGAAAGCGAGCGTGGAGATTTAGCGCGCGGCGAGTTCATAAATTGGCTAATCGAAATGCGGCGTCGCCCAAATCGGACGATGTATTTAGATTGGGCGGAAATTGTCATTCATGACGACAACGGTAACCCACGCGTTGAGAGGCACGTCAACGAATTGGAGGCGGTGTAAGTTGCACGTGCGACCATGCCATTTGACAATCGCGGGGACACCGTGCTAGACGTGGCCTCGGTCAATGCCGCTGATCCGCTTTTGTCCGCCAAGGGCACGCGAAGCGAACGGCACCCGGTCGGCGAACACTTCGCCCGACACATTCAAAAACTCCCCTCGCCCAATTCTGTTAAGACATTGTTAACCACGGTTAACACACCATGACCCCGGCAAGACGCAAGCGCCTGATGGTCCCGCTCTCCCCCGGCACACGACCGGCCCTAGCGCCGATCGATCGCCACGCATTCAGAAGTTCATGAAGACATCCCGCCGGCAGTACAAAAGCCTAGCTATCGAGAAACTGGTTAACGAGGCAGGCGAAGACATCGCACTCGCTACGCTCAAGCAAACGGATCGCAGGCGCAATGGTTGACCGTCAAGACGACACGAAAGATTATTGCTATGCCGAGGCGTGCCTTTGCACAATGCAGCATCGGCTCTGGCCGTTCGGCATTTCCGGCGATAGCAATGTTTTCCAAGAGCAGGCCCCGCGCATTGGGCGCATGATCGGCGGGAAGTTCTACCTTCGCATTGACGACCCTATCGCCATGACGAAAGTGACAGTCGGTCATCTTGAGAAGGTCACAGGAAATCTGTCGTGACGGATCGCGTAATAATTTTTGCTGAAAACAACCGATCCAGCCAGCGCGGTATCCGCCAGACCAGCGAAGCCCGCTACGAGGTCTATCAGCGCGACGATGATGTGCTCCCCTACGTGTGGGACTTCGCCAATTGGCTTGGCTCTGACACCATCGCATCCGTGGTCCGTGAGACATCGGGCACCGCAGTCACTACGACATCGAACACAACGACCACAATGACACAAAGCCTCTCAGGCGCGGGATACGTCGATTTCAAGATCGTCTCGACCGCAGGTAGCACAAAGCAATTCCGCGTCGTGGTCCGGCAAAGGTCGGAAGACAGCGACGCGGTTAACGATATGTACCCGTGGAATTGACGTGGCAGACGAGATTTACGCCAAGGACGAGAAAGGCCGATTTGTATCGGGCAATATCGGCGGCGGGCGTCAGCCGGGGACGCGCAACAAGTTAGGCGAGCAATTCGTTAGTGACCTGCAAGAGCATTGGCAGACGCATGGGAAAGCCGCGCTGGACGGCTGTTTGGTTGAAAGCCCGGCTCAGTATTGCCGCGTCGTTGCGAGCCTGTTACCGAAGCAAGCCGAACTCAAGGTCATCAATCCGTTGGAAGGCGTGAGCGACGATGACATTGCAGTTGGGCTCGCTGCTATCCGAGCCGCCCGAAAGGCTGGAACGGACGGAACGGTGGTTACAAGACGAGCTAAGCCGAAGGCAAGCCCGGAAAAGCCTGATCTCGTTCACTGAGTACACCTACGACCGTTATCACACGGCCCGTCACCATCGCATCGTTGCCGATCAGCTTGAACGGGTTATGCGGCGCGACATTGACCGGCTTATGCTGTTGCTTCCCCCGAGGCACGGCAAGACCGAGTTAGCCAGCCGACGCTATCCGCCTTTCAGCTTGGGCAATTTCCCAACCCGTCAAGTCATCGCAGCCAGCGCGTCGGAGAGCTTCGCCACGGACGTGGGCCGCGAGGTCCGCAACATCATCCGGTCCGAGGAATACGGGCGCATCTTCCCCGGCACGGTGTTGTCCGATGACAGCGCCGCAGCCGGCAGATGGCACACCAAGCAAGGCGGCATCTTCTACGCGGTCGGCGTTGGCAGCCAAATCTTGGGCAAGGGCGCCGACGAATTCATCATAGACGACCCGTTCGGCAGCATGGCCGATGCGCAATCGGAGACGACGCGAAAGTCCGTGCGGGAATGGTATCAGGGCAGCGTCTACAATCGGCTTCAGCCGGGCGGGGCGATCATCCTGATTAACCATCGGATGCACGAAGACGACTTGTCGGGCTACCTGATCGAACAACAGAACCACGGTGGCGACAAATGGGAAATTGTCGAGCTGCCGGCGATAGACAGTTCCGGGGCGGCGCTATGGCCGGAAGCCTACCCAATCGAGTCGCTCGAACGCATCCGAGCTAACTCGCTGCCCCGGTTCTGGAGTGCGCTCTACCAGCAAAACCCGCAGCCAGACGAAGGCACATTCTTCAAGCGGGAATGGTTCGAACGATACGACAAGCGGCCCAACGATCTATCGATCTTCGGGGCCAGCGATTACGCGGTCACGGACGGCGGTGGAGATTACACCGAGCACGGCATTTGCGGCGTCGATCCTGACAGCAAGATTTACCTGCTAGATTGGTGGCGCGGGCAGACGACTTCGGATGTGTGGATCGAGCAAAAGCTCAACATGGTTAAGCGCCATTCCCCTATCGCATGGTTTGGCGAGGGCGGCGTGATCCAGAAGGCAATCGGTCCGGCCCTGTCAAAGCGGATGCGCCAGCGCAACGATTATGTGCGGCTCGAATGGTTGCCCAGCGTCCACGATAAGCCGACACGCGCGCGGTCATTTCAAGCCCTGGCGGCTAACGGCCAAGTGGCATTGCCCAAGACGCAATGGGCTGACGATTTGATTGACCAGCTTACGCGGTTCCCGGCTGGCAAGTACGACGATGGCGTGGACGTGTGCAGCCTGATCGGGCGCGCGGTCCACGAGATGCACCCGGCGTTATTGACCGGCCCGGTTAAGAAGAAGCGCCCCGCCGACCTATGGGACGACGACAACGACAACGACGACACCCAAAACTGGAAGACCCGATAGCGATGGCTTACGCCGATACCGCATCACCGACGCCAGCCCGTAAACCGCGGAAGGCGAAAGCCGTGTCTGCCCCAGACGATGACGGCGAACACACGGCAACCCATGCCTGGCTAAAGCGGCAATTCGAGACATCCGAGATGGTGTCGATGGACGCGCGCACGCTTGCCGAGCGTGACCGTGACTATTTCGACAACAAGCAATTGACGACCGCAGAACACGCCACCATCGTCAAGCGCGGGCAGCCGCCTATCACGCGCCCATTCATCAAGCGCAAGATCAATTACATCATCGGGCTTGAGATCAAGAAGCGGTCGGACCCGAAGGCGTTCCCGCGCACCCCGAAACATGAGAACGACGCGGATGGCGCCACGCAGGCGCTTCGCTACGTTGCCGACAAGGCCAATTTCAAGAAGACCAAGACCAAGGTCGCCCGCGAGCTATTCATCGAAGGTGGTCCGGCCGGCGCATTCATCGGCGTCAAGAAGGCCAAGGGCGGCGCAATCGACGTGACCATCACGGGCATCGCGTGGGACCGGGCATTCGTTGACCCGCATAGCGCCGAGTTGGACTATTCCGACGCGGAATACAAAGGGTTCATCACGTGGATGGATGACGCGGCAGCCCGTCGACGGTTCCCCGGCAAAGCCGAGGTCATCACCGACACGATCAACGCGGCCTGCGCCAACACCAAGACCTATGACGACCGGCCCCGCAGTTCCAAATGGGTGGACACCAAGCGCAAGCGGGTTCGGT